GCCGCAGATACAGCAACCCCACATCCTCCTTGTTCGTATTTGCGGGATAAAATGGACGAAAGACTTATTACGAAGTCATCTAAATTAGGACCAAGTCTACAGTTTTGATAAAATCTTTGTTCTTCCCAGGGTGGTATGCGTAGCAGTGCATCTCGGTAACGGTAACCTGCACGTTCACTGCCATACCTAGCTTCTTGAGATTTCCAAAAATCAGTTTCTCGGTAAGGTATGCCTCCTATCTGTAAAAAATTATATGATTGATTTAGTAATTCTAAAACAGCATCCACAGCAAAACGAACGTTTACGTCTTTATCGTTAGGGTTAAAATGTCTAACTCTCATAGGAAGAGACGATGCAGCCAAAGCCTCATTCCAATTAGATTTAAAAGAAAGGTATTCTGCATTTCTGACTCCCAAATCAGTCTCGGTTTTAAGAGTGTAGTAAATTAAATTCGGTAGGTAGGACTCCCACAGCTCTTGTAACCCTGATGTTTCGGCGTTAGGGTTATACACAGATGAAGGGATAACCATATTCACAGCGTTGGCTAGTGCTTGTCTAGTACCTTTCGCTTTATACAGATAAATGGCTTGTTTTAATTGGTCTCTCCACTTATCAGGGTCGTCCGAAAAGAACGTCCATCCTAAATACCTTCCTAAGTATTGTAAGAATTCATCGGGACATTGCTCTATGTCCAACAAGTATTGGATATCTCGAATGGAGTTTTGAACATCGTAAAACCCATAAGCCAATGCTTTTAACATTTTGCTCATAGGACCAGCGTTTTCCATACGAGTGACGTCCAATCCTAACAACGCAGCGTTAACTATATCCCTGAAGTAATGGGTATTAGGGTCATCCTCATTTACCCACACACTTACGAGAGTGTCCAATGCGCTTACTAGCTGTCCTCCGGATGCATAATAATTAACAGGTTGTCCTGCTGGTTTAACATATGTTGAGGAAGGGTTACTAAAAGGAACTGGTAAGAATTTACTTCTAACACTATCCCAGGCTGAATCCCCACCCTTACCATTGTAATACATCCATTTAAATAAGTTTCTTACGCCTTCAGAAGTTTGGAATCTTTTACCATAATAAACAGTGTCTAATATGGAGCTGTATAAAAATGAACTTACACCAACAGAGTTGCTGTCCACTATCATACCCGATGTATTTTGAAGATAAACCCATCCTAGCTTATCAACTAGTTCGTTGGATACGGCTGATGTACCAACTACATTAGGGTCGACAACAGCACTAAATTGCTGTACGAAATGTTCGCTTACATTATTAAGCTCAGTATGAGGTAGAGCGGAAGTGGAAAGGAAGTCAGCAAACGCTTCTCTATTTGTAAAACTATTAAAGGTTCTGCCTAACGGTCTAAGAACATAATTCTCAAACGTGGTCGGGCTCACATCGGTAAGGTTATTAAAAGGAACAAAGTAAGGTACGTATGCGGTAGCACCACTGAACCCTGAGTATTGGCTTCCTTCGTATGTTTTTGGGTAGCTAATTAAACTTGATACATTATTAGCGGTGTATAAAATAGAACCAAGGACTCTGTACTGCAAGTCTTCTTCAGAACCAAATAAATTGTATTCTGTTTCCTCGTAGTAATCAGGGACTATACGCTTAATTACTTCAATGTAATTAGCTTTAAAATGTTCTTGTCCCGGTCCTTTATCCGACATTGTCATTTTTATACAAGCTCCGTGCTAAATTCAAAGTTATTTAACTGAACAATTTCATTAAAGTTAACATAGATATCTTCTGGGAGATTATCTACTTTAAAAAATCTTATCTCAGGGACTGTTAACATGAAATTGTTTACATCGGACATACTTATTTTTTGTCCAAATGCTAGATTATCCACATTAAAATATTCCAATAATTTATCTGCTGCTTTTTGCTGGATAGAATCGATAAAACGTTTATTGGATTTATCGATATACAAAGTAGCAACGATATCTAAAGTTCTCACAACTCCATCGGATATGACGATATCATCGGTTAACATTTTATAATTTTTAAAGTAATCCAATAACTCTTTCTTCATTGCTACCGACGCTCTTTCTAACTGAGTGTCCGACGCTTTAGATAACACGAACAAATCAATAACGTTGGCGGCTGCGCCGTTAGTTCTTAAAGATGCCATACATTTAGCCGTTGTACCTGCCGTCCCGACAAACGAGTTAGCCAAGGTGTTATAATCTTCACCGGTCACAGCACGATATTGAGTTCTGAAGAAATACGGAGCATACCTTTTTGCGTGTGCTACAGATTCAGCCGCTGTTCCTCCAGAGCCTTTTGTAGTGTTTTCTAAAGTCGCTTCTACAGGTACGTTAGTATTATTTAAACAGTTTACAGTTGTATTGAGAGAACCTCTGGCAATGTTTCCATTTCCTCCCCCTCCTGTTCTATAAGTAACGACAAAATTCGCTCCAGGTGTCGGGAGACGTCCACGTACCCCATCACCAAATGTGAGGATACAGCCGTACCCTCCAGTATAAGTTTTCTCAAATACAGGTTGGGCTCCACCAGAAGCTAAAAACAAATTAGTAATTTCGTTATATTGGGTTCCCCCAGCTTCAGTAGAAGATAAACCTATGCTCCCCTCAATAACGGGACCGTCGGTAATTTCAAAAGTTTGACGGGTTTTTTGACCTCCTCTAAAAGTACCGTTTTGAGTTTTAAGCGCTCCTTCTAACAAAAACAAACTGCTTACATATTTGGTACCATTGAAATCTGAAAGAGGGATAGTTAAATCTTTAGAGAACAAGTCCAAATCTCCGTTAGTGAATTGACGAGTGACAGTGTAAGATAAGGCTACGTTACTTCTTTCATTAATAACTTGTACTGTTCGGTTTCTTTCGGGTATAATGACATCAGCGGTAGGTGTTACATCGTCAGGGAAAGTTAAAAGACCAGTTGCTTTTGATGCTGTTGGACCTTTCATACTCACGCCAATTAATTCCAATAAGCGTTTGAGGTTGTCCTCATTTTTGACAGTGTCAATATACATTTCGTTAGCTGTCATATCGGTTCTCAAAGCTAACACGGACGCCATATAAGCAAACATTTCCAACAACATCTGACCTAAATCAGAAGCAGCAAAGTTATTATAATCTAAAGGGTATACTGAACGTAGATAGTTTTGTAACGCTGTTCGATACTGGTCGAATCCGTTGATATTGTAATCAATCAAATCAGGTTTCCTGTCATCAGGAACTTGACCTAATTTTAAGAAGTCTGATTCAATTGTTCCGTCGAATCCGGATATATTATACAGCCCTTCAAAATAACGAGAATAATCTTGATTGTTTGCCATAGCTAGATGAGAACCTCCACAAGCTCTCCATTTAATAAATCATCCTTGGAGGTGATATAAAGCTCTACTTTGAGAGTCTGGTTTTCAAAATTCGGATTGAGCTCTAAACGTTTTACAATAACACGAGGCTCATATTTTGCGATAGTTGTAAGAATCTGTTCTTTCAACGCATTAATTAAATCTTCGGTAAGAGGCTCAAAGACAGATGCCCTTAAATCCGTACCAAAATCAGGTCTCATTACTCTAGCTCCTCGTCCTGTCAGGATTAACTGTTTTACACAATCACTTAAAGAACGTAGGTTTTCGTTTTGGGACAAAAATCCACCTACCCCATCATTCAACATAGGAAAAGCCAGTCCTAAGATTCTTTCTTTGGACGGAGTCTTAACGTAATTTAAATCAAAATTTGGCATGGTTATGGGTTAGGTAATAAAATATTATGGAAAAATCCTTTTTGGCTATCATAGTTATGTTTAGCCTCACTAGTAGTTAGAGGTCGAGAGTAAATCTTAAAACTTCCTATAAATCCATCTAAACCACTACGAGGAATTTTCCTAGTCGGGTCGGTTCCTCCTTTCGGGGCTGATAGGGGTGGGTGGTGTTGACCTACAGGGTAAAATTCTCCTGTGGCGTCATTGGGAACTTTAATCGAGGAGACCGAAGCTCCTTTTTGAGTTCCTTGATGGGTATTGTTTGTGTTACTTCCCAAGAATCCTTGAGGCTTATAATCCGTACCAGGAATTTTAGGAATGTTGTCCGTGTATCCTCCCCCAATAATCCAAGGGGTAAAGACCGGGAATGCCACTCTCTCAGGAGTACATCGTTCATCGTATATGGTGTTTCCTAAAAAGCTTTCTACTGTAGGGTCATTAAAAAATATTTTATCTCGTTGGTCAGTTAAATTCATTTTGACCGTCGTAGGTAATACCGTATCATTAGGAGACCCTCCTAATACATCACTTAACGAAGAAGTTATCAAAAGCTCTCCATCTAAATGAAAATTAACTTCTTCTTTAACATAATCAAATCCAATATTGATATGACGGTAACCGGAACTAACATCTTGGATTCCAAAACCGCTAGTTGTTATTACTCCGTTAGTCGTAT